CCATAGCTGTTTTAGCCACTTTCCCGACTGTTTTAAATGCCCCGCCGATTTTTGATGTGGACGAGCTGGCGTTACCTTCTGCGTCTTTCAGCCCCTTCTTATATGCGGTGTCTTTGATTGCCAGAGTGACAAACAATTCCATCACATTCAATCACTCATCACCACCAATCCGGCTTTTTTAATGACGTCTGCGGCTATTTCTTCGCCAGTCCTTGTTGTTGTTTGTTTTTTATTGTTATCAATTAAATCAAAAAATGAGACAGAAAGATAATTTCCGCCAAATGCCTGTGAAACGCTCTCGGTTATATCTCTCAATCCATCGGTTATATACCGTTTGTAAATTAGTTCCTCTGCATCATCTAAAATCTTAGATTTGACGTACAACAAGAATCCCTTTACGCTTCTTCCTCTGTATTCTCCTGCACATCGCCAGAGCGTCCTCCTGTTGCGCTTGTTGGCGCTGAGAAAAAAAGCTGACGTACCTCCGGATCGTTGACAAGGTCAACAACACCTTTGATAACATCCATTAATTTGTGTTTTTTCTTGTATTCTTCGACACTCTGCAATTCAAACGCTGCTAAGATTCCAATTACATCGTCTTTATGTGTTTTTAACAACTTAGGAGCTGTCTTAGCCCCTCTAGCAAAGACTTTGATGTATTTCTCCCCTTCCTGCGGTACAAGCTTTTGGCAAAGTTCAAGTGCCACGTCGTCATCTACGATATTGCCGATATATTCAAGGGAATTTGCAATGGCTTCTAATCCCTGTTCTGCTGTTAAATCTGATAATCTCATGCTTTACCTCCTACGCCGCTTCGCCTGTTTTGATATAGACCTCGTAAGGTACTGTCTCTATGTTCTCAATGCTGTAATGCCCTGTGTATTCAAAGTCAAAATTGCCTTTTGCCTTATCATCAGATTTAACCTTGAAACCGCCCGTTGAAAGTGCGTTCATGATTTTAATTGCGATAAATCCGGCGGAATCCCCGGAATTTTCGTCTGAATAGTCACCAATCCACCAAATATCCTTAAAATCTTCTGCTTTTAAATCTGCTCTTGGTGTAATTTTATTCCCTGCTACGTCTGCCGCCGCCATAAAGCTTTTAGCCTGTGCGGTATCCATGGTAACAGCTGTACCTGATAATTTTACTTCGATAGATTCGATTTTTTTTAATTCCTTCGTGTTTTCAGGCACGTTGTCAATGTCTTCGCCAAAATCGGTAAAAGATGGCTCTGCGCTAAATTCGCAACCACCGCTGGTGGCCATAAGAATATTGGTTGGTGTTATAGCACCCGTCTCTGGCTCAAAAGTTGATGCGATAATACCAGCATTAAGCTGGATTTTTTTAAAAAGGTCAGAAGGTACCTGTGTATACTTCATTTGCTCACCTCGTTAAATAGTTATAAATTGCATAGTTATTACTGTGTATCTGCGTACTATTGACGAGTCGGCTTCATCGACTAAAGGAGTCCACGGCTGGTCTTGCGACAAAAAAATGATTCCATCATCGCACTTGACCGTAGTGCCCCCTTGCAACCTGTCGCTGATTTCTTTTGCCTTTTTGTTCGGAATTGCCTCTGATTCTGTGTGGTACCATACGTTTACAGCGCTGGCGGCAGCTGTGCCAGTCCACCAGTTAGCTGTAGTTGGTTCGTATGTGATAAAAGGAAATGTGGTATCCTCCGGCACTCTGTTAGACGGATATGCAGTTATGCCGAAGGATGACCAAAATTGATACAGTGCCGCTGTTGGAGTCATGACGTTAACTCCCACTTTTCCGCCATGACCTGTGCTATATCCAAATTGGATGATGCAGGGGTTTCTTTTTCTCCCGCATTTGATGTAACTCTAAAAATTTTCCCGTCTTTTGTTTTTAATACATCATGATAGCCTAGCTTTACTGTTTTAGCTGTAGTGATTGTATATGTTGCTGTTACACCCTCTTTTTCCGCCACTCTGGCAGACATGGAGGTGTCGCGGACAATGGCCGCCTGTATTTCTGCGCCTTCTACCCATTCGGTGATAAATCCACCCTCACCGTCGGAAGTGCGCTTTTTATCCATGAGTATGCAATCTTGTAAAAATTCATTGATTAAACTCATGCCATTTTCCTCCATGGGTTCAGGCGCGCCCTAAAGGCGTCTTGCCATGTGTAGGTCTCGCCTTTGCTATTTGTTGCCCTGTTGTACGAATAACCGCCAAATGACTCCGACTGATACGCCCCTAAATTGCCGTTTTTCGCCTGCCACTCGCTGATTTCGTCCACCAGTGATAAAAACGGTTTAGGAATAGCCAGTGGAACAACCACGCCAACAAATGTCTCCTCTTGCAATGGGGCAATATCGCCTTTATGATACTGGTAGACCCCGTCATTGAAGATAGAGCCGCTTATTAAATAATACTGCCCGTCTTGTAGCGGGAGACGAATCGCGGTAGCAGAATAACGCAGGTCTTTAGTATCTTCCGTCACACCTACATCAAAATCAAGCGTGTCAAAAATCCAATCTCCGATTGTTATTTCTCCCGTGATTGCCGCCCCCTTGACCGGGAAGAAATTGTGAATGTGATTCATGATTTCATAAAGCACTCAATCATCCCCTTTTATTTTGCGGCTGCCTCTGCGGCTGCCTCTGTGGCTACTACAACGCCGTCAAGTCTTTCTGCTAACAGTACAATACCACTGATTACGGTATCGGATGCCGTAAGATTTGTGTAATCTGCCGTCTCGTGGATACCAATATAGCCTGTCTGATCTGTAGTAAAATTAAAAGCTTTGCTAAGTCCTGCGCTTGCAGCGGAAACGTAATAAAGCACAATATTATCCTTTGCTGTTGCGTAAACAGTACCCTTCGGAACAGACGAGTTTAAAATAACTGTTCCCAGACCCAGGAAGTTTTCAATATACGTCATTCCGAATGCTGTCTGTGTGGAAATCTGTGCACTTTCAAGGTAATCTGCTACGTCCAGCTGATTTACAAAAAACACAGATTCGATTTCATCGTCTTCGAACAGAGCCTGTAATTTTCCCCATGCCTGTGCTAGTTTACCTTGTAATCCTTTTCCCTGAATCTTTGTAGTCCCAGTCCCGAGGAAGTCAAAAAACTGTTTTCTGATAGCTTTCTGCACGTCTTTGAGCATTCTGTCAGTAGTCATATCAACCGCCTGGTCGAATCCCTTTTCAATGATTGCTTCTGCTGTTGTGGCTTTTCTCCACTTCTTGAGGGTAATTTCACCCCAGTTTTTAGCTGTTGTTTTATATTTAGAAAGTGGAATTGTCTCGCCTTCTGCAACGTCTCCGCTTTCGAGGGTACCTGTTGCCTTATATGTTTTGAGGACTGTTCCATCCTGCTTCTGAATTTTTCTTGTGATTCCCAGCGCTTCTGTGAGTTTTTTAATGCTTTCGGAAAAAATTTCGACAAATTCCTGTTCTCTCGCCCACGCAAGGTCGGCGCTGGTAATTAATTTTTCATCTGCCATATCTTTTTACTCCTTTTCTGTTTTTGCAAACGCTTCTTTGTTTGCGATCATGGCGGCGCGCCTTTCTTCTCTGTCAGAAATTTTCATAATTTCCTCGCGAGTCATTTTCCCTGGCTCACTTTTTGGAGGATTAGACACGTTCGCGCCTTTAGTTTCTTTAGTTGTGATGTAGTCGGCATACGCTTCTTTGATGCCCTTTTCTACCTCTGTTGCATTCTCAAGTTTCCCGTCAGTTCCGATTTTTAAGGCATCAATAGTCTCTTTTGATGCCTTTAATGCGAGGCTAATTACCTTGCTAGACACGCCAGAATCCTCAAGCATCTTTTTGTATGCAGCTTCTTTTGCATTGTAGGATGCTTTTTTATCCTGTTCGGTTTTATAACCTTCAAAGTCTGCGTGTTCTTTCTCGTACTTGCCTTTCCAGTCGTCCTTTTCGTAGTCCTCCAATTTCTTCTGGAGGTCTGGAACTTTCTCTGCATCCTCTTTGTATTTACTAATCTCGTTCTTGAGACCTGTAACAGTTGCGGAGTGTTCTTCGATAATCGCGGAAACCTGTTCGTCTGTAAGTGTCATGCTCTTTAAAAAAGCCCTTGTTAATGCCATTTGATTACTCCTTTTCTTTGAGGGATTTCTTTCCCTAAATGACTTTATATGTAAATCACAGTACTTCGTGATTACTTTCTAAATGTTTTTGCGGCTTTGAGGGATTTTGCTCCAAATTTGCCGTCAATTTTTAATTTACATTTCGACTGGAAAATGCTAACCGCATCTTCCGTCTTTTCGCCGTATTTGCCGTCAGTATCTAATTTCGAGCCGATAGCCCAGTTTAAAAATTTCTGTAATTTTTCAATTTCCTCTCTTGCGCCTTTTAACACTGTAATACCGTCTAAAAACGCATAGTAGCCGCGTGACGGCAATTTAGGGAATTTCCCAGTGTATTTAACCTCTTTCGTTGTTTCTTCCTTCTGCTCCACCGCTGGGAAGTCATGATACAAAATATTTAAATCAAAATTTCCGCCGTTGCCGGTTGAAACCTTGGTCGGAAATACGCCAGAGCTGGTATACTGCCACGCCATAAGGTCATCTACGTTTGTAGGCTTATAAGATTTGTTCGGTGTCGCCTTAAATGCCATGCGGTTATAGCCTTTGTAATAACGTGCAATCCACCAGTTTTTACAATTAACTTTGCTTTTATCAATATGCTCCGCAAAGTATGATTTACCAGTGTAAACGCCGAATTTATACCCTCTTGACTCAACGACAGCCTGCGCCGCATTGATGATTGATGTAATCATGTCTTTTGTCAGCTTAGCCTGTACTTTGTCCTCGATGTCAAACCAGACGCCGTACTTAAAATGCTTTTTACTGGCCTTGTCGAGGATGTCACATACAAGTTCCATATCTGACTTAGCTTTTGCCGTTGTGGTAGCGTATGTGTAGTTATATACGCCCCATGGGATGCCAAGTTCCTCGCATTTTTTATAGTTTGCCTCAAACTTCTTGTCTTTGCCTAAATCTTTGCGGATAATCTTAATGATTGCACCATCGCAACCGTATTTCTTTACTTTCTTCCAGTCGATTGTGCCGTTATATACCGACACGTCAATAATTTTCTTCTGTGCCATATATCCTCCTATTCTGCAAACACCCAGTCTTCCGCAAGCATATCTGCCTGGGAAGCGAGCCACCCCATCTGTACTCCTGACGTTCCGACAAATGCGATTGCCTTGTTTCCGATTGCATCATGTTCGCAATTTACAATATCTCCCGCAGGTGTTTTGTAGGAAATCCCGCTTGCAAGCTGGATATACTGTCTTTTTCCGTTCCACCCTTTTCTTGCTACTTTAAAACCACGTTTTAAATATTTAATAGCTTCGCCAAAATTAAATTCAGCTTCGCCGCCAAGCTGAGGGCAATTATTTTCGTCTGCAATCTGCCATTCGTCTGATGCAATGTTGCCGAAGGTGTACAGTGGTCTATCCGTCTCACGGATGTCTAGCACCTTGCCATCCTTTGTGTGCATAGCAATGCTTTGGCCTTTTTCGTCTAAACACCAGTAGCCGCCCCAAGATGGGAGCTTTACCGCCGCGCCCTGTCTCATTAATTCCCATGCTTCTCTAAAATTCATGTTGTCACCCTTTCCATCTCAACACATATAAAATCTTCTGTTTTCCGTTGATGACTCTGTGTATCTTTTTGTATGTTCCGCCTGCTTTTCCTGTGTTAGTGCTAGCCTTTCCAGCATCCCACCAGACCATTTTGTTGTTGTCATTGATGCCTGCAAAAATATTGGTATGCAGACGGTAAAAGCAAATGTCTCCCGGTTTTAATTTGTTTTTATAATCCCGGGGTAATTTATTTACTTTTATTAATCTATAGCGTTTTGATATAGCCGCTTTTGTTCCTGCGCCCTTATAAACAACTGTTCCATTCCCGTTGCAATAAAACAGTTGCCCCGGTTTGAGGATGCCTAATTGCTGTAGGCAATAACATACATACGATGCACAATTACTTACTTTTTTCTTCTTTGCGCCTGCCCAGCTATTCGCCACGTTCTGCGAGTATTTAAACTTTTTATCAGTAAAATACTCCGCCGTTTCCTTTACCTTGACGAGCAAAGACAATCTGTCCATTATCCCATCGCTCCTTTTAATTCGTCTGCAATGATTGCTGTGTATTCTTTTGCGTAATTTGCCGCCGCCGGTTTTAAATACGGTTGCGCTCTCTGACCGTTTGTGATATGCCATTGTCCCTTATCATCCTGATAAGTCCATGGGGTCTTTCGTCCTCCCTTGTAATACACGCCAGTTCCTAACTCTACATAGGCGGCATATTCTTCATTACTCCCGATTATTTCTGTGAGATTCTCCAAGTCGGTCTGGTGTGTAATACTATTTCTCAACGTGCCCGTATCGACCGGGCAAAGGTCTTTAGCGTGCCCTTCCGCGGCGGCTCCTGCCTGTTCTAACGCTCTTGCAAGTGCCATGGTGGTCTTTAAAATTACTTCGTCTACGTGGCTCACAACATCAATATCCGCCATTATATTCGCCCCCTTTGCGTTGCTAACCATTCGTAATAGGTCATGTCTTCTATAACCTCGTTTCTGCCTGTCTCTGGGTTTCTGACGCGTATCATTCGCGGCTGTGCCAGTTCGGCAGGCAGTACAGTTCTCTGCGTACAACGACAGTTATAAACTTCCGCCGGGATTCCGCTTGGGTCTCCCGGATACATGAGGCCATTGGAGTAAGCCATATTAAACGGTACTTCTTCACCGTCTAATGCCCTGTGACTGTCTCGTGTCCTCAAGTCCTTTGTTGCTGTCCAATGCTTAACTACATCAATTCCCATCTGGTAGGCTTCCTCGTATGCCGCCTGCCTGCCTCCGTTCTGCGCTCCTGTGAACGCTGTGCGGGCGTTTCTAATTGCGGCAGTATGATTCATACCTGTAACGTCCTGAAATCGCCCTGCGAGCTTTTTTATGCTGTCACCCTGTAAAATTCCTTGCAATAGTGCATTTTGCAATTTCTTCTTGTTCCAACGCACATCCTTGCTTTTTAATACCCTACGCGGTGGAAGAATCTTTTGTTTTCTGACCGTCAGCCGCTTAACTGTGTGCTCGTCAATCAAATTAAATGCAATATCTCCAATTTCTTTTATCTGCTTATCAGGCATAAGAGATTTAATCATGTAGGCCTCAAAGTTATGATTAAGGGCAATCACAAGAGAGGTCTTCTCGTTGATGTATGCCGCGGCAATCTCATTTGACTCTGTCAGCCGCCGCGCCATGTCTTCACGGAGTGCTTCCCACCTCTGCCCTCTGCCATACTGATTTATCAGCCATGCTTCAAACTCTTTCTTGGTGTACTTCCCTGCCTGGTATGCCGCATATTCTTTAGTGTACCGGCGGGAGAACTGTTTAAAATAGTTTCTCGCTTTGCCGTCAAGTTCTTTTTCGGCCTGCTTATATACGTCTTTCAGCCGTTTTTCTAACTTTTGTAACTCCTGCTCTGTCCACTTGTCGGATGGATACATGGTTATTCATCCCCTTCCGGGTTATCTTCCGGCGCATCTGGTTCAGGTGGCTCCGTGTAGCGGCTATATGATTCTTCGTCTAATTTTGCAAGGATGTCCGGCACTTCCTCCGGTGCAACAAACGGTAATTTTTTCAGGATGGTTTCTTCGTCCAGATAATTAGACGCCTCAAGAATCATGTCTGTTCGTTCTTTCTCGTTACTGATTCTGTTCCGCTTAAATTGTGGTTCGTCATCAATCCCTGCAAGCTCCAGAATCTTCTCGATCGCATCGCCCACGAAGTACTCAAAATCGTCCGCGTTATCGTCTAATGGTTGGTACGCAGCGTCGATATGGTCGTTTGTTGCTCCGGCGGCTATGGCGTGTACATCCAACGCACCGAAGTCCTCATAAATTTCTGACCGCATCTGCGTGAGAAACTCTTTTCTAGCGGTATATGGCGGCTCTTGTGTGTATGCCTGTACCTGCCCCTCCTCGGCCTTTGCGATATGCTGAAACTTGAGCCGATCTCTAAACTCTGCCAGCTCGTCGTCTGTCATGCCATCGGCGTTAGAGATGAGCCAATACATCTGTACGCAGTCGTCTAAATCATTGGCAAAACCACTTTGCACTGCGTCGTAAGCATCAATCTTCGACTGCATCCCCCTCAGGGTGCTTATGTGTCGCTTGTTGCCAAACATCGGTACAATGGGGAGGCTGCTATAGTTTTCTTCTCCGATGATTTCGGGTTCCAGATTGTTTGCAGTCTCGATTCTCTGTCTGTATGCCCGTTTGGGAGCGGTCTCTTTTAATTCTCCAAATTTACTTTCTGCGCTGTAGGTTGTATAGCCATCTATTTCGTACAGCACAACCTTAAACGGCTTCTGTTCGTCCAGCTGCCAGAATCTTATGCCCGCCATCAACGCCCCTGTGTCCTCGTCCCACATCGGGGCGAACTGCGTAAAGGGAAATTCGTGCACGTGGTCTACATTCCAGAACAAGAAGGACTGACCATGGATTAATGCATTGTATGCCGCCTCTTTGATTCTTCTGTCAAACTGTTTGCCCAGTTTATCCTTGACACTCATGTCATTAAAAAAGACACCGTTTCCCAGACTGTATGAGCAGCGCTGTGTATTTAATTTGTGAAAGAAATTGGAACATATCTGTGCGTTAGATGAGAAATTATCCACCTTTTTTTGACCTAATAGAGTGTAATAAACACGCTGGAACTGCAAGATGGTCTCATTTTCCTGTGCATCGTACTTATCCGCCTTTAGTGCCTCTTTGTATGCTCCTGTACTCTCGTGGAATTTTATAAACTGATTTATAAATTGCCCTTTGTCTTTTGCGGCAATGAAATCTTGATATGATAGATACATTGTTATCACCCTAAAATTGATTTGTATTGTCTTGTTCGGCTGCGCTTGACGAGTTTTAATGTTTTTACAAGATACCTGATAGCATCCATCGCGTGATCTGACTGTTTTATAACTGCATCCCTACCTTTGTCAGCCGCTGTTGGGTCCCACGCATAGATGCCGAACTCCTCGATCGTGTGCGTGCAAGACGGGTCAAACGATAATTTGTCTTGTGTCAACATCGTCTCAACGTCTGCTATCCCATCGTTAACAATATTATCTGCCTTTTTAACCTTGTGCCCTTTACTGCGTAACTCCACGATGAGAGCGGCGGCGGATGGGTCAACAATGACTAAATCATCTTTCTGCCCGTTTAGCGTGTCCTCTAGTCCTTTTACTAGCTCACTGACTGGCTTCATTCGGTTGTTTTCTCTGCCTGAGTAGTAATACTCTCGCAGGCAGTGCCAGTTGCCGGTATCTACTCTTTTCTGCCAGATCAGGAAGACGGTGGCGTTTTGCATACCAAAATCGGAGCTAACAATTATCTCTCCGCTAGTCTCTGCCTTGCAGACGTGCCTTTCCTCTGAAAACATATCGTACACAAGCCCTTCGGCTACTGCCCAGTTGCCTAGTATGTAGCGTTGATACCTGTGTGTCCCTGAGTACTCTTTTATCAGTTCGTCTACTACCGCCGGAGGCAGGCAGCCATCATGTATGTTGTACGCCTGCTGGAATATATCTGCATCGGAATCCAGAAAGCCCTTAAACCAGTGCTTTGGTCCCGCCGGGTTGCACGCCCCATCGAAATGACTGTGTGACGTTCTGAGACGAGATTTCAACATCTCGAAAACTTCTTGGTTCCAGGTCGTCACCTCATCGCCGTAAGCATACTCAATCGTCGCTCCCTGTATTCTTGCAACGTGCTTCTTATTGTCGGCACCTAATGCATATACTTTTTTGCCAAATAGCTGTACTGTATTGTCACTGCGTATTTCGCCAACTAACTCTTCGCCCCATATCTCTCGCATAGGGTCAAGTATGTTACGTTGCAGTGTGCCTCTGGTGTTTCCCAGCATCACAGCCAGCCCTAATCCTTTTAGGTGTGTCAGACGTTGAGGAATTACGACTGCGTAGTCAACAAAAGATTTCCCGGAGCCTGTCGCCCCGGTCTTTACGTTCCAACGATGGTTGCAACCTTGCAGGTATTCTGCCTGCTTGCTAGTCAATGACACTATTGACACCCCCAAGAATCTCAATAGCTTTCGCCAGTGCTTTGTCGCTTGCACTCTCTGACTGCGGCTTATCACGCCATTGTTCTGGTTTTCTGTTCTTTAGCCAAAATATCTGCGCTGTTGTATCTGGCGCAACGTGCTTCTTTGTTACTTTTCGCTCCGTCATTACTCCGCCTTCGTACTTTTCACTCGTCTCCTCGTAGCTGTACCCTAACGCCCGTTGTAACAGGCTTTTTTCCACCTGCCTGTCCACAACATCCTTTCCCTTTTTTAAGGTATCGGCTAAAATTGGAAATTTTTTCTTCCATGTATACAAGGTATCTGGGTTAATACCGATGTTTGCCGCAATCTCTTTGTCTGTGCATCCATCTCGTGCCCATCCCTCTAGTTTGAGCAACCCTTCTTGGGTCAGCCACTCCTGGTATTTACTTATCCCATTTTGGGGGTCACCTCCTAAATACAACCATAACCCCGTAATGGATTGTTTACGGGGTTATATGAAAGGAAATAAAATATGAAAAAAATCGTTTACACCAGTTGCATAGCGCAACTAGATACAAGTATAAGGAATTGCACCTTAACAGCCGCCGGGGTAAGACTAATAAGCGGCTGGTCTCTAAACACTTGTAGATCCGCAACCTGTATGGAACGCAAGGCACCGTGGGATAGGTGTCTTGCGTACTCTCTTTTACGCGGGTGAGAGTTTACACTTTTACCACAAAAAGATGAGGGTGTTATGTCTCACAAAAAGTTACCAGTACTCGTCCGTACAAGTGTATTGTACGACATCTTTTAAGCTGTGTTAGACAAACATAAAAAAGAGAGGGAGATAATTCTCCCCCTCTAATATCCTGCATATTTCCCAGCCAAATTGGCAAAAGCACTAAGCCATCTACGTATAGTCATTTCTGCATATCCGAGCTTATCCGCCGCCCCTGCTATCGTGTATCTATCCTCAAAATATACCAGCTGTACGGCTTTCATTCTGTCCAATCCGTTGTCCATTCCTTCTGTCTGCTTTATCGCCTTGTTGATAGCGTACATCCATAGGGCTGACTGAGCTGTATTTTCTGCAATTAACTTGTCTGGGTATTTTTTTACCTGCTTTACTGCGTGCCCGTACCAGTCGTGTTTGGGGTTACTCAATTTTCTTACCTCCGCGTAATCATCGCTAATATCATCATTACTGCTGCATAAATCTTATCTTCTTTTTCTTCTGCCAGTATCCATTCCGACAAAGCAATCACTGCCCATATTATGGCCATCACGTTACTTACTGTACTCATATTAGCTCTCCTATCTCAATTAAACTGTTCGCAATCAACTCGACTCGTTTTAAATATCTTAACTGTTGCTGTATGTATGCATCAGAGTCTTTACCTCCAGCTGCCTTCCAGTCAGTTATTCTTTTGTCAACATCTATCAATACTTCGATTGGGATTATATCAAGATTGATATCTTCAAGGCTAATCTGCTCCATCTTTTTATTCCTTTCATATATGCTCATGTGGTTCGACCGGCTCCCAGTGTTTTTCAGCTTCCTGCTCAATCAACCGGTTATACCGCTCCACAAATTCGTCCTCGCTTATTTCGCCCTGCATAAATTTTTCTGATATGCTCACGTAGGTGTTTATTGGTATCCTTTTCAGTCGGTTACACCGCTTCGTAAACTCCTCATCACTTATTTCGTCTTTTATGTATTGCTGTGATAAACTCATATATGTATCCGGTTCGATTGTGTTATTGTTCATCTATGCCTCCAATTACTCGCTAATCTCACTCCAATCTAATTTCTGTCCGCACCAAGAACAATATTGAATACTTTGAATCTCCACTTCATTTGGTGTGTCCGTTATGCCATGACAAATCGGACACTCACATACATATTCATTGCCTGTGAATCTTTCAATCGGTTTCTTTGGAATCTGCATTTCCAATGCTTTGAGCGCCATCAATATGGCTTTATCATGTTTTCTTGCCGTAATGGCATTTTTCGGTGGGTCTATGTGTACATCCTTTTTTAAAATTTCAATTGCCTCATCTAGCACCATTATTTAACACCTCTTTTTCCTCTCAAATATGCTCATCCGGAGCAATCTCATCATTCATAAGCTCCTGCTCTAATTTATTGTATTCAGCATCTATCCTCTCTTTAAACTTCTGACGGCTTATTTGTCCTTCAATGAGCATACGCTCTAAAATTCTGTATTCGTGGCTCATAAATCACCTCATTATCCTAGGTTCTTCTAATCTCCAGTCCGATGGATAATTTCCTACCTCAAAATAGCACGTACCTGCATCACTTCCATCTCCTTTACTCCTCTTTTTCTTCGAAGCCGCATTTAAATGACAAAATTCTGATAATTCCATTTGCTTTATCGTTATCAAGATTTTGAATAACATGTCTCGTTTCTTTTCCCATAGCTGCAATATCTCGCGGCATATTGTCAAGGTTGATTTCTCCCATCACCGCTGAGCCGGTGTGGACAATGCCTTCCTCGTCTCTGTCTGTTTTAATAACAGCGAATCCTAATTCGCCAGTTAAAACCAAAGGTTCTCCTCTGTTTTCTGTATCTTCAATAGTGATTTTAATCATTTTTCTACCCTTTCTGCTACTCCATTAATCTGATAACGGGATCCAGCTTTCTTAAATTCCAACATTCCGGAACTTTTCCGGTTACGCAGCAAGTGCCGTTTGCTCTCCCTAATGGGCACTTCTCACAACAATCAATATCTGTATTACTATTATAATTTTCACATACTTCTTTTATCGTCCTAAGTGCTTCGTAAATTTTCTGATAATCCATTTATACCTCCAATCACTTGTCAATCTCGCTCCAGTCAAATTTGCAACCACATTCGCCGCAGTATTTATTCCTGCTTTCTGCATCCGCCATTACTTGCTTTCCACACAAGGGACATTCATAATCAATGTCTCCATTTAATGTATCTAAGATAATCGGTTTTACTGGATTAAACCGCCTTTTTAGTAGTTCAATCACTTCTTCACATTGTTCTTCGTTTTCGCAACTGATAGTAATGTCATTGCTATCATCATATTCGCTAAATGTTCCATCTTCGTTCTGAGTAAGCATAATTTCTTTGTTTTCTAACATCTTTCATTCCCCCTTATTCTTCCGCACGCTTTCGTCCACTCCCTCGCGAATCTCTTTTCCGCCAAGTCGCTTGGGAAAAACTTTGTTTTTTTTATTTTTACTTCCTCTGTTCCTCAGTTCCCTTTCTACGGCTTTAATTTTCCCCCTCGATTTGGGTGTTTTGCGTAGTTCGGTCATTGCTTCCCTTAACTCTTGTTCTGTGCATTCCACCAAGAATGTAGCTCGGTCAAGGCTTGGTATTTCATATAATTTTTTCGCTATTTTGTTTTGTATTTTATCAAAATCTTCGTCTTTCAGCCCGTATGGCATTTTTCTTTCCTTCCCCCTCCGGAATAAATCCGGAGGAATCAATGGCATATAGTTCTTCATGGAACCGTTAACGTGTTACTGTAATGTGTATCTATCCTTAACCCCGGAGGGTGTCCAGCTGTTTTATCCATTCAAGCGGCCCTTTGTTGAGCAGTAGGCAGTTTTCACCTACATTTCCCATATCAAAAATACATCCCTCGCAATACTTGTGTTTATTGCAGTACTTTCTGATCGTTTTTGCCGCTTTTCTTGCTTTTGAGTCTTCTATTTTTCCCATTATGCCACCTCCCTGATTGTGATGCCATACCGTTCAAGCATCAACTTTCTCTTGATGATATATTCCGGATTTTTTCTTGTACGTGGGGATTTTACATCCTCGACAATAATCTTGCCTTCTTTGTCTGTGTAACGAAAATCTGCCGTATATGATACGGGGCGTTCTGTAGTGCCATCTTCTCGTTTTTGACTACCTACAAGGATATATTTAGCCTGTCGCTCTAATCCTGTAATTTCTCCCACTTCTTGCATCGCCGCAAGCTCTAAAAAACGATGCATTTCTCTCTTGCTGTCAAACTTCCCATCTTTCGTAAAAATCTTTTTATTTCTAAACTTATTCACAGATAATTCCTCCCAAATGTTTTGATAAATTCTTCCCTGGTTCCGTTGTTCTTCTCCCAGTACTTCTGCGCTAGCTCCTTGAGATACCTGTCTAGCGGTCCGTTGGGATTACGGTGTACTGCCTCGCCGCCGTTGGTATGATGGCTCAGACACAAATAAACTGTAAAACCGTACTTTTCTGATTGTTTTCTATTATTTCTTCCGTACAAGACATGATGTCTATGTAAATTTCTAGTTGTTTTACAAAAGAAGCACTCTTTCTCTTTCTGTAGTACGCTATTCATCGTCAGAATCCTCGCTTGCGAAATGATATTCCATCAAATCGGCAATCATTAAGTACTCTTTTGCAACTTTCCCGTTGCGTGTTTCCTTTACCTGTTTTTTAAATTCTTCTAAATCTCCATGAAAACATCCGCAATTAACCATTATTTTTTTATTTTTGCCCCTGTAAAAAGTTGTGCAGCGGAATTCTGTTCCGAAGCCCTGTATTAGTGTATAATCTGCGTTGCCGCAAACCCTTGCATCGCCGGAAACCCTTGCGTTGCCGGAAACCCATGCGTTGCCGCAAACCCTTGCATCGCCGGAAACCCTTGCGTTGCCGGAAACCCATGCGTTGCCGCAAACCCTTGCATCGCCGTAAACCCATGCATTGTCGTAAACCCTTGCATCGCCGGAAACCCTTGCGTTGCCGTAAACCCTTGCATCGCCGTAAACCCATGCATTGTCGTAAACCCTTGCATCGCCGGAAACCCTTGCGTTGCCGGAAACCCTTGCGTTGTCGTAAACCCATGCATCGCCGTAAACCCATGCATTGTCGTAAACCCTTGCATCGCCGGAAACCCTTGCGTTGCCGTAAACCCTTGCATCGCCGTAAACCCATGCATTGTCGTAAACCCTTGCATCGCCGGAAACCCTTGCGTTGCCGGAAACCCTTGCGTTGTCGTAAACCCATGCATTGTCGTAAACCCATGCATCGCCGGAAACCCTTGCGTTGCCGTAAACCCTTGCATCGCCGGAAACCCATGCGTTGCCGTAAACCCATGCATTGCCGTCTTGCGATACATTCCCCTCTTTTTCCACGTATCCGCCAAGTTCTCCGGCTTTCACGTCTTCAAAATCAATTAATGCCTTAATTCTAAATAATTTTTTCCCAGCTACGTTTGTAATAGACTCTGTTGTTAATTCAAATTTTTTCATTTTCTTCTTCCTTTCTTGGCTTCCATTTTCCTAGTATTTGTTCCAGCTCTCTTGGTGTTAGCGTTTCAATTCCCAAATCTTCCGCTTCCTGTATCGTTCCTTTGATTAGTTCGCTCATTTCCCGACTGTCGTAGGTATGTGAGCCTCGCATAAGCCTGTAAAACACTACCTCTTTGCCTTTTTCTAGCCGCCGTCCTATCGCAACCGTGTGAACGTCCTCTTTTTTGTACATGATGTCGGTCGGAACATTGGTTTTTAAAACTGCTATGTCTCCTTTTATCAACTCCGGCTGTCCGTATCTGCCTATCATCAAATTTTTGGCTTCCGCCTTGCTCGTGCCGACTTTCTCCGCTATTTTGGTGACCAGGACGTGGAAATAGGCGTTTGCTGACAAGCTTCTTTTCTTGCGGAACGGTTTAATTATTATGGACAGCTTTTCCAACTTTTTTAGTTCGTCCACGCCCTTTATAAACCGCTCCGCCTCGTTGATTTCCAGGGTAACTGTTATCTTTTTGCTAAAATAATCCACCGCTAAGTTTTTTATTTTTCCAGTTAAATCCATGCTATTCCAATCCCAGTACTTTCAAGGTTTCAACGTACTGTCCGCGTGTAATCTCGTAAAACGATTTCAGCCCCATGTTGTTTCCCCATTCTGTGATTTCCTGTTCTGTCATGCCTTTCTTTCGCATTAGGCTGCATAAATTTCTTGCTTCTTTTTCTGACACGGTCTCATTGCTTTTGTATTCGTCCGTATCCGCATCTTTCGAGTCGTCCAGAAGAAACAAGCTATTTAACGCGTATTTCCTCGCGTAGCTCGATGCTGACCCGGTAACTTGTGCTGCATCCATCTTTTTTTTGCTTTCTTCCTCTCTGGCGTATGCTGTAGTGCAAAAACTGCCCTCGCTTTCTATGTCTTTTAAAATCGCTGTCGCCTTTATGTAAAATCGGTTGCCCAGCATAATAACTTCGTCGTTTACGGCTAATATTAAGCCTTCCCTGTCCAATAAAGGCTTTACTGCCTCATAGATGTCCTCTAAGCTCCTGTAACTATAGCCGCCATACTCACTGTATTTACTCTTAGGTACCTTTAATTCTGCCTGAATTTTTTGTAACTTTGTGTAAACATCTCCCATCTTTCTTACCTCACGATCACGCTCTTTGAGGTCTCAAGATGCGCCCCTGTGACCTCTTTCCCGGCTTTAATCGCCTTTTTAATCGCTGTCTTGTCTGCCTGTGGCTCTGGAATCCTGATGTATTCCCCTGCCAGGCTGCCTAAGTCGTCAATGGTTACGGACTCGCTACTCTTGTAAAATACACTTACTCTTGCCGTTTTAAGTTTTTCGCCGTCAAGAGCATGGGACAGATAGTCCTTGCACCTCTGTGCGGCATTCTCGCAACTTCTACGGCGTTTCGCAAGCTTTTCTTCTTCCTCTTTGATTGCTTTTGCTTCTGCGGCATAATTCTTTACTGCCAGCGCGATTCCCTCCACCTTTTTGTCTCTCTCGATGTTGAGAGCCTCAAGTTTTTCGAGGTCAATAATTTCTCCTGTCTCCTCGTCTACGCAATCCATAATTGCACTGTCAATCTCGTATAGTGTCATTGCTCTAATTCCTCCTCACATCTCTCGTATTCGCTGTAGTTCGCCGCACCTCGTTTGATTGCTTTGTGTGCTGTTCTGTACTCATATTCTGCCTCAAGTTGTTGCGTCTTTAAGTGCTCTCTAGCCGGGTCAAATCCTCGTTCCATTTCCTGCCTCCCATGCCTCTTTAATAGCCTTGCTCAGCTCGTTGTAGCCTCTGGCGTACGCCTCTATCTTTTTCATATCGTTGCTTCTTTCAACGCCCAGCCTAAACAGTTCAAGCAGTCCCTGCGCTACCTCTTTGTCTTTGATATCGACCCTGACTTCCGCCGGAATCACTACTTTCCCTGTCACTTCGTTGTCGTATTTCTTCGCCGGAAATCCTGTTGCATTAATCATCGTATCCATAGCCCATCCTCTCTTTCTTTCCTGCTATCCAATCCCCTAACGCTCCTTCGCATTGTTCCGGGGGATAATTTTTATTATCCTGCTCTAACCGCCCAACTATTTCTCCCAGTGTGGGTAATTCTGGTACTGCTTCTTTTCGCTCTATCGCTCCCGCCGCTCTTATCATCTCTTGGAGCTTCGGTGGGTACTTGTCTATCTCCTTTTGTGCTTCTAACGCCGCTCTGTAGCTTCTGAGAAAGTTTGACTGTATGACCGTCTGAAAGTCCGCTGAATCTACTACCGCCCAGTCGTGGAGCGTCTGTGGCGTTCCTACTGCCTTTTGCAACGTAGGGGGCAGTTTGTCAAACTCCTCTCTGTAACCGTAAATCCCATTACTACACGCCTTTGATACTGTCGCCCACGCTTCCTGCTCGCTCAGATAGCCGCTTCCTGCCTTGAGCTTACTGGCGCATTCCAAAATGTCTGCCGGTGTCGGCGGGAACTTACCCGTTGTCATGTACATCTGCGCTGCTACGCTTATTGTCTGGTAGTCGTTGTTCTTGCCTACCAGGCGGTACCACATATCCAATGCCTGCTCGTTAGGAATAAATCCCGGAGACGTGTAAACGGTCTTTAGTGCGGCTACAATTTTAGAGAACTCCGAAATCGTCATACATTCCGCCTCCCTCCTGTTCTTTTTGTGCTGCCCAGTGCTGTATATCTCCGTACAGTCGGTCGTTAATGTTCTTCGTGCTGTCGTTACCTGTTTTCAGCTCAAAGAATCCTAACCACTCCTTGTCCAATGACTGGTCTATGATTTTTTTCATCGTTCCCAAATCTCCGCCGGACAGCTCGTGTAATTTTTTGAGTAAAGCTTTCAAAGCTCTGTCTGTTCTTACTGGCTTTCTGATTTTCTTACGCATAGCAAGGAATTCCAAAAACTTGCAGTTAAGTTCTTCGTCCTCGAAATACTGTTCCGGCTCTTTCTTTGCACGCGCACTCTCTTTTATTCCTTTAGTACTTGATTCCTTAAGTATTTTATTATTTAAGTATTTTATTCCTTTAGTATTTAATTGCGTTGGATTTTCCTGTATAGGTTTTTCCTGTATTGGTTTTTCCAATATAGGCTTTTCCTCTTTAGGTTCTTCCAATACAGGTTTTTCCTGTGTTGGTTTTTCGTAAATGTCGTAAACTGTACCGCTTACCTGTCCTTTTTCGTTCCTCTCACGAGTCACTCTCAGGTATCCGAACGTTTTTAGCTCTTCTAATGCGGCTCTTACGCCGTCTACGCCGTCTTTATTTAAATTTGACAGTCCCTTAACTGTAAAGTCCCAGTCTTCCGGTAAACTAAGCATAAGACTCAGTAAGCCTTTTGCTTTTAAAGACATACCCTTTTCTCTAAAATGATAATTCGACATAACGGTGTAGTCTGTCGTTTTATTTATTCTCATTACTGCCATGTCTACCTCCTATCTTGACAAATTGCCAAGTCTTTTGTATGATTTACTTGTATGATTTATCGTAAGAGCTTAATGGTAGGGCTCTTCCTTTTTTACCTCATGCTCTACACCGTCTTTATCAGTGTAGAATACTTTGTCATACTCTACACCTTGTTGTCGTCCTAAAAGGGTGTAGAGTAGTCTAGCAACATACTCTGGTCTCGGAGGTTCATTCATTTTTTTACTCCTCTCTTTTCGTAAGTTCCTGACATTGCAAGAATTTATTAATAAAATATTGCTGTCCTTTACCCGTGACTTTAGTTGTCTTGGTGATGATATTTTCACCCGCTCCGTTAATGTAGGAGCCTTCCTTGATTTCAAACAATCCAAGCTCCATACCTTTCTGGGTTGGCATGTTTCTGCCTGACCCGCGTTTGAGGAGAAAGCCATTTTCACGCATCCAAGAAAACAATCTTCGTTGTCCGATTTCGATGCCATTCTGTCTCAACAGCTTAGCGAGCTCACCAATCAAAATTGATGTCTGACTTGCTGAAACGGCATCTGCAAACACTTCTTTCGGTCGCATACGCTCAACGTTTTCAAGCAAAAATGCATTGTCAGCTTTTAAAGATTCGATGGCTTTGTCAGCCATTCTCAAAGCTCTTGCAAAAACTTGTTCCGGCGTGTTCCATGCTTTTTCTAAGTCAAGAAAATGTTGTCTGTACAATCTGCCTTTTTCCGAACGCTGAATCATGCAAATCTGTTTCGCCATGTCAACTGAAATTTGATAGTCAACCATGTTCTGGGCTCCGCCAAGGGTAGGACATTTTTGGTACACCCTTTTCCAATCTACATTTTCTGTAAATCCATACTCAGTCATACGAGGAAACCACTTCCTAAAATCAGTGTTTATTTCCAAACCCTCATGTAAATCTCTTGCAGAGACAGTCGGCTGCCCCGGATCATAGTTGACAGGAATTAAATTTTCCATCTAGTCACCGTCCTTTTCTTGAAAGTTTAACATCGTTTAACTTTTAGGTGAAAAAAAATTCGCCATATTCTTCTAATGGAATGTGAAGAAGGTTTCCCCATTCAACCATATCATTTTGAGAAAAACCAACTTTTCCATTCATTTTTCTAGATACGGAAACATTACTTTTTTTCAAGGTTTCCGCAAATTTTTCCTGCGAGCCAAACTTCTCAACAATTCGCCCTCTTAATTTATTATATTTATATGGCATCTTTTAACCCTCCCTTCTTTTGTTGACATTTATAGTTTAACACTGTTTAACCAAAATGTCAACAAAAAAGTTTAAAATCATTTAACTTTTCTGTTGAAAGTTAAACCTTGTTATGTTATCATTAATATGTAGAAAGGAGGAAGAAATTTTGTGAAACACGAGGTTACCGCAAAAAGAATACGAGAAGCATTGTCCGACGCTAAATTGAAACCGCAAGAACTAGCAGAAAAATCTAAAGTTAGTAAATCGTCAATCAGCCAGTATGTGAATGGTTCACATCAACCGTCTAACATAAGTAGTGGCAAGATGGCGAAAGTATTAGGTGTTGAGCCTATGTGGCTTATGGGTTTTGATGTACCAAAGAAAAAGGTATTAACTCCCGAAGCAGCAAAAGATGATTTTAGATTCTTAGAAAAATTTTCTCTCTTAGAAGAAAGGGATAAGAAAATTGTTATGGATATGATTGAGTCAATGCTTTCAAGGAAAACAGAGAAGTAGGTCATCCCCACTTCTCCGCAAAAAGTTTTATAAAAGTATGCAGGTAAGCTAATGCGCCTGCATCTTTTATTTTGTCTAACAATGCTATTATTTCCTCTCTGTACTCTTCTCCCATTGTTACTCCTTTCAATATAAGCGTCATGTTTTATATTATAGAAAATTTGTTCTAACTTATCAAGAGTCT